GTTTCAGAATTGTGTTTCCGCCACCTCCGTCTATCATAAAATATTCTTTATCTTCATTTAGCGCAAAACAAGTGTTATAGCATTTCGTCACCTTTGCATTTCCGGTTCCCAATATTGTAAGTTTCATCTTTATGTACCTCCCGACTTTCTTTGGATGCTGACACTTGGCAGGCAGCAAATATTTCCTATATATAATAGCATATTCTAAAGTAAAAAGGAATCTGTCTATCAGACGATATGTATCTTCGTTACTGTTCACTCCGTTCACAGTAACTTAGCCAAAATTCCAGATTGCCTGCGGCAATGGAATTTTGGCTTGTATGTCTCGGGATTTTGGCATATTCATGCCAAAACACCTCGCGGGATAGTGGTATGTGAACAGTAACGAATCTTCACTATGGCAATGAAATTTCGACTTGTATGAGCACGGTTTTATGAGCATGACATAAAATATAATGTAAACAGTTTTCAGAGAAGGGAATTATATATGGAAAATTATCGGATGGGATGTTCCGGCAACCGCCCTTATAACCGTACCTGCGGTATGAATATGCCTCAGCCTTCAAATAGAAATATGAACAGTTCCGAATGCTCTGTCAGAAACACGACAGGCTGTAGCTGTACTATACCGGGTGTCAAAGAAAAAAAACATGAAATGTTTTCGCATCTTCAGTATCTGGAACCTGCAATGGCATATGTTCCCTGCCAGAAGTTTACAGAGAATTTCCCACTGCAGTATGCATTAAATGCAGGAACCATTTTCCCACAGTTATGCAAACCATTTTGTGGAAAGAGAGGTATTCGAAGATGAAAACAGATTGCTCCCAAAAACAGTTATTAAACCGTATCGATCAGGTCAGTTTCGCAGTCAATGATATGACTCTGTACCTTGACACACATCCCTGCGATGAAAAGGCTCTGACTTACTGTCACGAACTTGTGCAGGAACGAAAAAAGCTATTAAAAGAATACGCCGAAGCATATGGTCCCCTGATTATTGACATTACAGATCAGACCGGAGAATCCATCTGGAAATGGATGGAACAGCCATTCCCATGGGAAAAGGAAGGAGCGTGCAGATAATTTATGTGGAATTATGAAAAAAGGCTTCAATATCCGATCAATATCACACAACCCAATGCAAAAATTGCACAGTATATCATGAGCCAGTACGGTGGCCCGGATAGCAATACCCTATAATATAAAAATACCGAAAAATGATACAATATCTTATGGGTAAGGGTACTCATTGTACCCTTACTCTTTTTTTATTTATATTTACTTTAAATCGCAATTAAATCTTTCCAAGTAGCAGATCCGCAAATACCATCCACTTCCAGAACTTCTTTTCTGGATTCCTGATAAGCTTTCAGAGCGTAAATCGTGTTTGCATCTGCTGTCCATGTAAGTTTCAGGGCTTTGCCGTTTTTGCCTTTAAAGCCTCTGGCTCTTAATATTTCCTGTAAGAGAAGCACAGATGTATTTTTGTCTCCTGCTTTTACTGTCTCTGGGTTAAACATGTAGCTGCCTCCTTCTGGGTTTGTTGTCTTGTCTGTTTCATCTTTATCTGCAGATAAAACAATTGAATAGTCCGGTGTACAAAATTTTGTCCCCGGAAGATTACTGTTGTAATAGCTCTTCTGGCAGACCCCGCCACCATTTGCCACGATACCGGATGCTCCGGAAGTATTTCCCTCAATCGTCCAGAACCTGTCTCCGGCTACTTTTGTTACAAAGCCGGTGTGGGTAAATGTATCGCCGTGTTTAAATATAACAATATCTCCAACTTTTGGATTGGCATTTTTTACAAATAAGACGCCTAAGGTTGGGCAGTATACATACGGCCAGTGTTTTAAGAGTTTCTTTGCATTATCCAGACCAAAAGCTTTCATGAAACACCAGGAGATAAACGCTGCGCACCAGGGCTGCCCCTGATAGGATGGTTTTATATCTCTCCAATATTTTGTATAGTTTGCTGATCCGGCATTTCCAGTCTTGCTGTCAAGCTTACTGTTATTTTTCTTTTCCAGGTACCCGATCTCTTCTTCTGCAATTCCCAGAACTACGTTGATAGCTTCACTCTTTGTCATGACTGCGTTTTCCTTTTTTATATCTTTTGCTTCGTTATAATCTTTGTAAAATATATTTCTATCTACAGTTCCGCTGATGCCAGGTATCTTTGCTTTACTGGAATACTGCCAGCCCACACCAAAGTCCGGCCGGAGTCGTTCCTGTAAAGTACCGTTATCTGATGCCGGATAACGTGCGATCCAGAAATCATATTTTTTCAGATGGCTACAAATTACATTCAGGTACCAATCCACATTGCAATAAATACCAAATTTATATCCCGCTGCCGTGATAATCTTTTCGAATGCTTCTGCCAATTTATGGATCTGTTCAGCTCCGAGGCTTCTCTGATTATTCCATTCCAGATCCAGCCAGACCGGATACTGCAGTTTTCGCCCGTTCAGAACTTCCACGACCTTCTTGGCTTCGCTCTGTATCTCTGCAACTGTCATAGCATAGGAATACTTATATGCCCCAACCGGGATATTGTATTTCCGGCATTCAGAGAAGTTCTGCTCAAAGTAGCTATCTATCACGTTTCCCGCTTCTGTAATCCGCAGGATTGCGAACCCCATGCCGTAATCAGCAACTGTTTTCCAGTCAATTTTCCCTTGCCAGGCAGATACATCAATTCCTCTTATTTCCATGTCCGTCTCCTTTCATAGAGCGAAAAGGGATGGTTTCTCATCCCTTATTCGTCTTTATTTGCCTGTTTTACAATCTGGTTCACGTATGTAGAAAGACCGGCAATCAGTATTCCCTGTGTAATCGCTGTAAAAATTGCCATTGCAATATCCTGTCCGGTACCGCAGGTGCAGGTGGCAAACACATAGATCGCGCAGATTGCAATGCTGATTCCGCCAAGGATAAGCGGGATGTACTTATCCTTTACTGCCTGTGCCTGTTTGAGTGCCATTCCTACGAAATATAAGGCAATAGCTACTACGATGAGTTCCGGTTTTACATAGTTTGTGATCTGTTCCATGATCATTCTCCTTTTCTTTCCAGGTCTTCTATTCTATGATTCGCAACCTTAATATGTTCCTCCTTTCTCCGCCTTAACCGGCGGCTTTTCTTTCGTAATTCATATTCAGAAGAATTATATCCTGTCTCTGGATGAGCAGGCATTTGATTTCTTCTTCTGACATATCACTGGCTTTATGCTGAATTCCATTAATACGGATATTTCTTGTTACCAGTTTTAATTCTGACATCTTCCTCACCTCTTCTTTATGGTATGGGAAATGATATGTATGAGTTACTGTTTATACAAATTTAAGCAGTTTGTCGAACGACTTTCGTTGACTCTCCTCTCATATGCTCTTATCCTGTAAGTACAGAGTAGTGACCTACCCGAGTACATACGATCGGAATGTCCTCAATAGTAAGTTTCAACAACTGTATTGCTTTACAAATATCTATCTGCTTCCATGAACACATTCCATTCATCTTTAGTGACAATATGCGCTCCGACCATCCCATTGCACTTGCGAAGTTCGACTGAGTGTTAAAAATCTCCCCGATTCTTCCTCGTAGCTTGTTATAATCGAATGCCAACTTGATACCTCCTTTCCGGTTCAAGCTTTTGAATTATCTGTGTAATATCACGTCGTCCATTTTCTGTCAACATAAAATTCAATTTTTTTAACTTTTAGGTTTTTATTATTGAACTTTTGCATAATATGTGTTATATTTCAATTACGAAAAGGAGAACATTATGAAGAAAGAAAACACTGCAATTCGTTTAAAAACAATAATGAATATGCGCGGACTTCGGCAGGTTGATATTCTTAATCTGACTGTTCCATATTGTCAAAAGTATAGTGTAAAAATGAATAAGTCAGATATAAGTCAATACTGTTCTGGAAAAACAGAGCCTAACCAAGAAAAGCTTTTTATTCTAGGAAATGCATTGAACGTAAGTGAAGCATGGCTTATGGGTTTTGACGTTCCTATGGAAAGAACTCCCTATAAAGCAGAATCTGTTCAGAACTCTTCCGTCTCTGCTCAGTGCAAGGAAATCATAGAAATCTGCAATCAGTTGTCTCCTCATAACCAGAGAAAGGTTCTCGCCTACTCTAAGAACCTTCTCTCCGCCCAGCAGATGGAAGAAGATCTTCTTGCAGCTCATGCCCGGACGGATGTTGAGCAAACACCCGAAGGTGTTCAGCATGATTTGGATATTATGAATGATGATTCAAAATGGGAGGAATGATATGGCATTAGATATATTGGAATTGCGTAAACTATGTATACCTAAAAACATTCGTATTACACTCCACGCAGCTAAAAGGCTGGAACAGCGTAGGATATTCTTAAAAGATGTAATAGCCTGTATTATGAATGGAGAAATCATCGAACAATATCCAGATGATTATCCTTACCCCAGTTGTTTAATTCTGGGGATGAGCATCGAAGATAAATATCTTCATGTAGTCATCGGAAATCACGAATCGGATTTGTTCCTTATAACAGCTTATTTCCCCAGTTTTGATAAATGGGAATCTGATTTCAAAACCAGAAAGGAGAATGCATAATGACTTGTTTTTACTGCAAAGGTAATATTGAATCTTCTACAACAACTTACATGACTGATTATCAGGGATGCTATATCATTATCAAGAATGTTCCTTGTGAAAAGTGTTCTCAATGTGGGGAAGAATACTTAAATGGTGAAACACTTGAACGAATTGAAGAAATTATTCAAAAAGTTAAAGGTATGCTGACTGAAATTGCAGTTGTTGACTACAAGCAAACAGCTTAGAGAGAACCGTTTTATTTTAATCGCTAAAGGGGTGATCCCAATTGAATTACGAACAATTACTGACTGCTACCGATCAAGAAGGGTTACTTGTTAAAGAACAACCTCTTACTGAACATGATGGCCTGATCCGCGGCAGTCGCATAGCAATCCGAAAGGATATAGAAACACAAGCAGAAAAATCTTGTGTGCTTGCCGAAGAAATCGGGCATTATCGCACCAGCTCCGGAAACATTTTAGACCAGAATAAGGTAGAAAGCCGAAAGCAGGAATATCGGGCTCGGCTTTATGGGTATAATCTAAAGATTGGGCTTGCCGGCCTGATCAGGGCTTACGAAGCAGGATGTGGGAATCTTTAGGAGATGGCTGAATATCTGGATGCTACGGAGGAATATTTAAAAGAGGCTATGCAGTGTTACCATGCTAAATACGGTGTATACGCTGTTGTTGATAATTATGTCATTTATTTCGAACCATTTGCGGTGATACATATGATTTCATCAGCAGATTAAAGAACGGAGCTGTTATTACCAGATTCGCTATTGGAAGAATATAAGGATTTTACTATTGAACAGATATCTCGAATAACGGGATATCATCAAAAATTAATTGAATTGAGGTTAGGAAAATAGTCTGCATTAAAATTGTCTATACCACAGAGGGAGGATTTCCATTATGGAATTCAAAGATGAATTAAAAAAATACACCGAGCGTCTTGAAAATATCAAGGATACTCTTCAAACCGAAGAGGCTACAAAAATGTCTCTGATTGTTCCTTTTTTTCAGCTTCTTGGATATGATGTGTTTAATCCTTTAGAATTTTGTCCAGAATACACAGCTGATATTGGAATTAAAAAAGGAGAAAAGGTTGATTATGCCATCCTGATGGGTAAAGATCCTGTTATTCTTATTGAAGCTAAATCTGTAAATAAGAAATTAGACCGGCATAGTTCTCAGTTATTTCGCTATTTCGTGTCAACGCCTGCTAAATTTGCTATTCTTACCAATGGTATAGAATATAAGTTCTATACAGATTTAGATGACACAAACAAAATGGATAAAGAGCCTTTCCTAGATATCAATCTTCTTAATATCAAAGATGCAGAAATTTCTCAGTTGAATAAATTTAAAAAACAAAATCTTAATATCTCTGAAATTATGGACTCTGCTTCATTATTGAAATACAATAGTTTATTTAAAAATTTTATCGAAAATCAGTTTAAAAATCCGACTGATGATTTTATCAAGCTTTTTCTTCAGCCAGTATATAAAGGTGCAAAAACGCAGTCTGTGATAGAAAAGTTTCGACCTATTGTAGAAAAAGCACTAACCGATTACATAAATGAATTGTTGACTGATAAAATCCAGGCAGCTCTTAACACTACTGTTACCAGTTCAAATGTATCAGCTCTCAATATACAAACAAACGAACATTGGGATATTCTTTCTGAAATCAAAGATGTCCTGAAGAATACCATTGACGTGAATAAAATCAGCCTTAAGCATACAGGATCCTATACTGCTGTTTTGTATGAGAAAAATGTAAGAAAATGGATTTGCCGTATTTCGTTATCCGGAACGCAAAAATTATTGATTCTTCCGGATATAAATAAAAATGAAATTCGTATGCCAATTTCAGATATATCTGATTTAAAAAATTTCTCAGAGCAAATAATAGAAGTTGTTCAGAGATATTTACATCCAGTTTTGCTCAAAGAGGTTTTGTACACACGTTGGGGAAACTATGAAATGCCTGAACCATATAAAATTTTACTTGAAAAAGGTCCTCGTAAAAACTTAAAGAAATTATAGTAAGTAACTGTCTCAATGGATTGGAGAAAGGAGTTTTCATTATGCCATTACCCAAAGAACGGATTTATACAATAGATGACATCTACGCTCTTCCGGATGGTGAACGTGCAGAGCTGATTGATGGACAGATCTATATGATGGCACCACCTAATACCAGGCATCAGGTAATCGTCGGTGAACTGTATGCTACTATCCGCAATTACATTAAAAGTAAAAGCGGATCCTGTAAACCATATGTTTCTCCATTTGCAGTGTTCCTGAATGAAGATAACAAGAACTATGTCGAACCAGACTTAACAGTTGTCTGCTCACCGGACAAAGTAGATGAAAAAGGTTGTCATGGTGCACCTGACTGGGTAATTGAGGTTGTTTCTCCTGCTACCCAGAGTAAAGATTACGGAATAAAATTATTTAAATACCGGATGGCCGGAGTCAGAGAATATTGGATTATAAATCCCCTGAAAGGTATCGTAAATGTCTACGATTTTGAAAATGAATCGGGTACCGGATTGTATTCTTTCGACGATGAAATTCCAGTATGTATATATCCCGATTTATCAATTGTGATCTCTGAATTATTATAATAAAAACCGCCCCTGTTGGTAGCAGGGACGGCTCAAGAATCTCCGAAGAGATTCCGTACTTTGGCAAAGATATTGTATCATCTTCGGAGCAGTTGCACAATCGGAACATTTGTGTGGCTGTTATTTTTGTACGTGACATGCTCCCACCACTTAAATCCCAGATTTTGAAGTGGGGGCTTCTTGCTCAATGACTCTACTGAGCCAAGTA